AGCTCATTTACAGAATAATAGATAGATTATAATATGACAAGAGAAGAAATGATCCAGTGGTGCCAAGAGCATAGTCTCTTATTCACCGTAAACAAGAAGCCTACTCAAGAAGAGGCTAAAATGGTCTTTCATATAGCCAATCAAGTAGACAAGACTCAGAACCACCGCATGACTAGTTGTGGTCGTTGCTGGGGTAACGCCAAGCGCGCCATAAAGCGCGAACTAGAAATATTTCAATAGAAGTATATCTATAGTAAAATAATATCACAAACTATGCCATTTCAGAAAGGAGAAGATCCAAACAGAAACACAGGGGGCAGACCAAAAGGAGCCCAAAACAAAACTACACAGCAGATTAAAGAGGCATACCAACAACTCTTAGAGAATAACCTAGACAATATGAGTACTTGGTTAGCCAGAATGGCCTCAGAAGATGAAGGCAAAGCCTTAGACTATATGCTTAAACTTTCTGAGTACATTATACCTAAATTAGCACGTCAAGAAATCACAGGCCAAGATGGCCAAGATCTCTTTAAAAACGTTAAGTTTGAATTCGGCCATAACATAGAAGATAACGAACCAGTAGAAGGTAACAGAGACTTAGGTTTAGATGAGTAAAACTTTTGTAGGCTTTACACCTCATACCAAACAGAAGGAGATGATTCAATCGATTCTCCAGTCTAAGGCAAAGTATCATATTGCCAATGTAGGCCGTCAGTTTGGTAAGTCCTTAATGGGCGAGAACCTACTTCTGTATTGGGCAATTAACGATGGCCCTTGCAGAATTATGTGGGTCTCACCAGTGTACTCACAGGCCAACAAAGTACAAAAAGAACTCTACGCCGCTATAGCAAAGAGTGGCATAGTACAATCCAACAACTTTTCATCTAACGAGCTTACTCTCAAGAACGGTTCGACTATTATCTTCAGATCAGCAGAACGCTACGACAACATTCGTGGTGAAACCTTAGACTATGCAATCCTGGATGAGGCTGCATTTATGAAAGACGAAGCCTGGACAGAAGCTATCAAGCCAACGCTACTTGTAAGAGGTAAGAAAGCTCTCTTTATCTCAACGCCTAAAGGCAAGTCATGGTTCTATGACTTATACCAGCTTGGAGTCTCTAATGATCATCCAAACTACAAGGCCTATCGCGGCACGTCATACGACACACCATACATTGATAGAGAAGAGATAGAAGAGGCTAAGCGTACACTACCAGACAAAGTCTTTAAACAAGAATACCTTGCAGAATTCATAGACGGTGGTGGTGAAGTCTTCAGTAACGTTAAAGATCTATGGGATGTAGATATGTGGCAGAGGGCCAGTGGCCGTGTCTACTGTGGCATTGACTTAGGTCGAGCAGAAGACTATACGGTAGCCACATTTATCGACGAACGTGGCAATGTCTTCGACGTTTACAGAAACAACGCAACTGAGTGGTCGACCATGGTCAAAGAGATTATGCAGCGAGTTAGAAAGTACAATGCTACTGTCATGGTTGAGGTTAACTCAATTGGTGACGTTATCTTTGAACAAATCAAGAAGGAGTGGCAAGACACACATGCTTTTGTGACCAGTAGTAAATCAAAGAATGAGATTATCGAAGGTCTCATCCTTGACTGTAATGAGAAGGCCATCAAGATACCGCATGAGACCGCGTTTCCCGCACTCAGTCACGAGATGTCTATATTTACGTACGAATATTCACCAAAGACTAGAAGTATCAGGTATGGCCATCCAAATGGAATGCATGATGATACAGTTATGTCATTGGCTATAGCTAACTACTGCCGAAAGACTAAGAAGAGCCTCGGTAGCTACAGTTACATGACTCGCCGCATCTAACAAATTTCAATACATACACCAAGAATATCTTAAGCTGATGAAAGTCAAGTTTACAGTAGGCTCGAATGAGTACACAATGCCGGATTACATCTCACTTGAATTGTTTGAGAGAGCAATGGCATGGGACTTACAGGATGAGAAGAACGTAGTACCTTTTGTAGCTACAATCTTCGAATGCCCTTTAGTAGACGTTAAAAAGCTTGATGAAGAGGTCTTTGGCTTTATTGCAGGTGTTTCAATCGAACGTATGACTCTCGAAGGCAGAGAAATTCAAGAAGAGATTGAGGGCCACAAGTTGCTTAACTTTGAAGAGTTAACATTTGGTCAATGGGTAGATATTGATACCTTTATGGCATCCGGTATTACTGATAATGTAGTTCAGCTTGCCAGTATTATCTACAACGTTGAGCCAACAGTCTGTGCTAAATGGGACATTAGACTTGCAGGGCCAGCTCTAGTTGAACTAAGCAAGTGGAGAAAGATGGTCTACACAGATCACGATGAGTTCTTCGAGCTTGGTGATGATAAACCAGAAGGCGACTCGGTTAAGTCTAATGATGTTAACATTGCCTATATGTGGTATGAAGCTATCATGGTACTTGCAGACGAAGACTTCTTAAAGATCCACCAAGTGGTCGAGCGCCCGTACAAAGAGGCTCTTAACTACTTAACTTGGAAAAAGAGTAAAATTGAAAAGCAAAAGCTTGAATTGTTAAAACAGAAAAATAAATTACGCAGATAATGACTTATCAGGATGTACTAGGTGATTTAATCGACCTACTAAATAAACACCATATGATTCAGACTGTAGGTTACGGTAACCTCAGCGATCTAGTTGAGCCACTAAAGAAGGAGCCAAAGGTTAATCCAGCAGGTGCTGACAGGCTGCCTGATAAGGTTTATACGATCGATTACCCTTACGCATTCATTAATCCAACAAATCACACGTTGGCCAAGAATGCATCAACTTATAGATTCAACCTCATCATGATGGAGCAATGTACTGACGATACCATGGAGGTTATTCAGGCGCAATCAGAATGCCACCAGTACATTAAGGATGTCTTGGCACATCTCTACTACCACTATGGTGAGAAATACGACTTTAACCTAAACAGTACAATTACACCGTTTAAAGAAAAATACAACGATACAGTAAGCGGCATGACAGCAGCAATCGAGGTAATCATCAGAGATCCACTAGATGACTGTATCACACCTTTTGAAGCATAATGGCACTTACACCAGAACAAATAGCAAGAGAGATTGAAGATATTGGTACTAACCTACCACAAGACTTAGGTGCTGCAATTAATTCTGCAACAGATATTGCAATAGAGAGAATTAGAGCAGCTGCACCAGTAGATACCGGTAGTCTTACATCAAGCATTAGAGCTCAGTTTGACGCTAATGATCTAACGCTAGGCGTTTCAATGTTAGACTATGGCTTCTTTCAAAACTTTGGTGTTGTAGGTACTAAGAACGAAACAGTTCAGTTTGGTGTACCTGAGAATGTAGCCAATGTCTTGCCACCGAGAACAGGTGACAAATACTCATTTGATCCTACTAAAAAGATGATCGGCGGAGACTTACCATTTGGCGTCAGAGTCTCAATTCACCAACGCGGCCTCAATGCAAAACAATTCTTAGACTTAGAATCTTTTGTTAACCAAGTCGCACAACTAGTAAATGAAAATTTAGAAATATAACATGGCAGTAACAGTAACACAGAGCCCTAGTAAATTTAATCTAGCCTATCAACCCAATGTGTGGACCTTGAGTGGTCTATTGAGTTCAGAGGATGGCTATGGTCTAGTAGTTAGAGACAGATTTAACCAGACGATTGCACTTATTAAACAGCCTGCAAATCCTGCTGGAGTGGCTCACTTTGACATCTCTAAGATCTTACAGTCTCAGCTTAGTCCAGCATTCTACGAGACTACACAGCAGTTGGCAGAGACGCCAGGTGAGTCATTCATCTACTCAGTCTCTTTTGGTACTTACACTGATGGTACGTACACTAGCGATGGTACGTCTGCACAGTATTTTGTCTATAACGGCTACGACGACTGGAGAAACCTAAACTGGAATGATAGTCCTTTTAATCCAAATCCGAATCCATTCTTCTGTGAGAACGCAGCCGAAGAGAATGTATCATATCCTAATACATTTAGGTTCTTAAGTAACTATCC